GATGTTTATAGAGTTAGCTGCTTACATGGGATCAGTGCTTTCTATGAAGGCTGACATGTTAGCTAATGAGAATTACCTCTCTACTGCCCAGCAGCGAGCCAGCGTAAAGAAGCTATTGGAGTTAATCGGGATTCGCATGCGAGGACCACTATCAGCCGCTGCCGATGCACAGCTAACCTTTTCAAACGAAGACCTTACAAGCGTGTCTCAACTAGTTATTAATCCTTCAGAAAGAGTGTTTACGCTTCAATCCCCAGAAGACGGAGCACAAGCGTCATACACTCTTTATAAGGTTGTTAACGGTTTAGTTGATAATGCAAATAGAACTGCTCAAATATTTTTAGACCCTAGTGGTGAGGGTTTAGGAGATAATAAGAATGTCTTTTCAAACTTGGTTATTCAAGAGGGGGCACTAGTTGTTGAGACAGGAGAGTTCGCTGCTACGGAAGGCCAAAAAACTATTCCTTTAACTGATGGGCCTGTGGTTGAGGGTAGTGTGGAAGTATTTATTCAATCTAACACTGAAGATACGGCGGGGGCATATAAGGAAGTGGACTCAGTTTACTTTGCTTCAGGCGCTTCAGATAAAATTTTTGAAATAACCTACGACGATTTTTATAACGCTACCATAATTTTTGGTAATGGGGTGGCAGGAATATCGCCCCCTTCTGACGCCGCATACTCTGTCACTTACAGAGTGGGAGGGGGGACTAGAGGAAACCTGGAGAAACGGTCCATAAACGCTTCTGTACAAGCGAACAATGGGGGAACAAGCTATCAAGGGACAATGACAAATACGTCTAAGGCCACTGGTGGAGCAAACGCTGAAACTATAGAACACGCAAAGAAATATGCTCCCTTAACATTTAGGAGACAGGATCGACTAGTTACTTTGGAGGATTATTCTTCGTTTGCTAATTCGTTCATCAGTACGTTCGGCACCGTAGGAAAAGCTACAGCTACAACTAGAAACGCCTATTCTTCAGCAAACACAATAGATGTTTACCTTTTAGAAAAAGCGGGAGACCTTCAGTTACAGAAGGCCACAACCAATTTCAAGACTCAACTTCTTGAAGCCATGACCGCAAAAAAAATGATGACAGACGACATCGTTATTGTTGATGGTTTGATTAGAACTTTAGATTTAGTTTGCACTATTCGAGTGGACTTAGGGCAGAAAGAAAACGAAGAAGCAGTTAAAGCTAAGGTCAGAGATAAAATTTTAACCTATCTCAGTATAGACAATACTGAGTTTGGTGAGGACCTTATTGTTGCCGATTTGAATAGGTCAATCTTCGAAGTAGACGAAGTTCGCTTTTCTACGTTGGATAATGTTGATCAAGATATCAGGATTGATTTTAATGAAATCATTCAACTAAATAACTTAACTATTAATGTAGAGTACCTAGCGTAATGGTTGATAACAGCAAATACACCCCAAACCCAAGAAAATACTACAAGTCTAACTTTGTAGAGTTACTGGAGCTATTGACTCCAGGAGTGTATCAGCAGGAAGACATTGATCTTAGTGGCACTGAACTAAATCCTCTTTCAGAAGTAATCAACTCTCATATTGATATAGCGAATAATATATCTACAGTCCTTCCCCTGTCTTCCGTACCAGGAACTCAGACAGAAAATTTAGGTTCCCTTGAGGGTATATCGCAGTATTTCGTAAAGCAAAACGAGCTAACAAAAATTACTAATCAAAGTTTTCGAGAAGACATCCTGCTTCCTTTAGGACAGAACTACACTAACTTTGAGTTTAAAGCGGACTTCTATAATTATCTTTCTTCTACGCTGCTTCCAAAGCTGATCCCTCCAGGGGTTAATACTCCAGGCACTATAGAAGATAATGTGTCTGAACTTTCAGCGTTTACTAATAACGCTGATGCTTCTAGTATACATAACTATTTAGTAGATAGTCTAGGGTGGTTTTACTTTTTAAATACCTCAGCGTTGGGAGGATTAGATTATTCTCCCTCATCATATGTATTAGAGTGTTTATCAGACCTTTTTATAGGCAGAGAGCTTACCACATTCGACGGAGTTAGTGGTCTTCAAGAGTACGTTTGGAGGAATGTCGAAGCTTGCTCCTTTGGTTCTTACATCCCTACCCCGTATCTCTCGGGTGCTGCTGACGCAATATTAGATTCGAGTGATGGGTCTCCTGCAACATACACTAGCGGTACGCAAAAGCTACAGAATCTTCAGGTTCTAAATGAGGTTATTTATTCCCCTTTAAACATCGACTCGCAGGATTACACAGTAAAGGCTGCTTTTGACGACTTTATAGATGCACAATTAACTTTAGTTGATAGGAGCTCTGCTGGCCCACATAGAAAGTTTTTAAATGCACTAGGATTTCATTTCGCTGACATATCAAATCAGGTTGAGGACTTAAAGTATATTTATGATATTGAGAATGCTCCACCAGAAAGGCTAAGGTACATAGCAGATCTTATTGGTTTTAAGCTAAGAGGAAACGCATCAGAAAAGTGGAGGCACCAACTTCGAGTAGCTACTGACATCTACAAGAAGATTGGAACCGAGGGGGCTCTTCGTGCGGCGCTGAATGCATTGATCGTAAACAGTGTACTTGATCTTAGCGGAAGCATAATTCCTCTTTGGGAATCTTATTTACCCTTTTTGATTTGGTACAGCCTGGGAACAGAGTCCCCTTTATTTAAAAACTTAAGAACGTGGACTCCTGAAAAAGCTTCTGAGTCTGGGGTTTTTGTTTATAGTACAAGCAGCCTAGAGGAAAATCTAAAACTAACCACGGATACTATTCTTCTAGATTTAGCAAGACAGTTCCCAGAAAACTTCCGCTCTTTTGGTGAGGAATATCCACTGCCTAGATTCTACAAGATGAATGATGATGGGACTAAAGGAGATGTCTACAGCATTGTCGGTGATCCCAAATCTCTAGGTTGGCACGCACACGTTAGCGGTGGACCAGGATACGAGGCCATCCGAAGACAACGGTATGATTACGGCGAGCGGGCGCAATGGGATGACGCGGTAGGCCCAGGCCCTTTCGGAGTTGGGGTTTATATGGCGGGTATAGAGCATCCGCAGGATGATTCTAAAGTACAGTATCTTCTCTTTGAGGGAGATCAAGATTTTGTATTCAATTTCAGAGGCAGAAAAAATTATCCCATACCGCCTTTCGAGGAAGTGAAATACTTTAGGGATTGTGTTGTTACGCAACCTATGGTAGAGGTTTTAGTTGACAAACTAAAATGCTTTAAGGTCAGGCCAGAGTTTGCTGATCAGGTGGGTGATTATATATCAGAAGCTACCGTAAAAGCGGACAATAATATTGAGGATCTAAATGAATTCTTGATGTTCTTTAGCTCAGTTCAAAATCCACCAAACTATGACGATGTAATGTTTAGTATTTCTGACTATGAGCGGAACTTACTGAGCTTGTGGAATGGAAAATCTTCGCATTTCTTTTTAGATTTTGATAATACTGACTTCGATTTTAGAAGCTCTAACCTAGAGAATGATTCTAAGTACGCTTTATATGAAACCGCCAGAGTTACTCAAGAATACAGCCCAGCGCACTCTATTCCTAGAGTAAACTTAAATGCTAGTGCTTTTGATTTTACAGAACCTTCTTCTACGATATTCTCTTATGTTGGCTTGGACAAGGAGGATACTAGGGCAGGGTATTCTTCAGGAACAATTCTAGGTAACGTGGCCGTAAGTGGCGTAGAGATTACGTCAGCTAAGACGCCCGAAGGCTATAGCACGTTTAAAAGAGATCAAGTGGATACAATCACATCGCAACTAAGTTCAACTGATGTTATTGTAGGTCCGACTAGAAATTCTCTCAGGAGACGTAACCTTAAGAATGTATTGCCTAAAGAAGGTTACTACGATAGAACTGGGTTCAACGCCCCTGTACAGTGGGCAGAGCTTATAAACGAAGAATCCCTGCCAAGCTCTTTAGGAGAGCTTACATTAGGTTACATACCCTCCTCTAATTCTTTCTATCCTGTTGAGGACTATACTAATATCTCTGGAGTTTGGGATTTTTGTGAGAACTTGCAATCAAACAAAACCTTCTTCGGCATAGACACCAGCAACACTTTTCCTTATCGAGGTTTTGCTGGTGGTTTGGGTTCGGATGCAAAAAATGAGGACATCTCTTCTGCTACTGACCGATACGTTGATCGTTGCCAAACCCCAGAGGTTTATCTTTCGATGCACTCTATTTTTGAAAGGAAGGCTAGGGACTTTGCTGAAAGACAGATAAACAATAGTCCGTCGAGTTTTTCGGATGATATGTACTGGAAAGATCAAATACAAAGCTTTGCCAACTCGGCTATTGCAAGTGGTTATGTACTAAACTCTTTCAAAGATTATGAAGGCTTTAGCCCAGGAACAGACTTCCAAAAGCTTTATGCTACCTACTGCAAGAACTTTAATAGGCACCCTGTGGGAGGAGATTATCCAGATAGAACGGGAGGATATATCTTTGCTCACATTTTTGGAAAAGGGCTTTACAATTGTGATTTTGAAAAGTTGGGAGCTAATGGAGCGTCATTCTTGGAGACTTCTTTGTTAGATGATAAGCCCATAAATAACACAAACATTTTCTCTGATGGAGGAACTGGAACATTTATCGCCAGAGATCCTGATCAAGCAGTGATCCCTATATCAGGAACCTATTTAGATTCTGTTAGTTCTGCGGACTACAGAAACCCTACAATTCTTAGTGGTATTGAGTTCTGTGATGTTTCTTCCGGACCTAGCCCAAATCAGTTTAAAATTATTAGGTTAGACTCATCAGCTAAGGTTCCTGGAAAGGCTAATTATTTAATAAACAATACTGTTGTAAAATGTAAAACTGTTGGGGGTTTACCCAGGCTTAGATTTGATTTGTCTTCTTATGGAGACTCAGTAAACACCTTAGTCCCTGAGCATCAGTTCGAGCTTAAGGTAAAAGCCTTAGTGGCTGACGAAGAGATAGGTATTCTTGGTGGAGGAAAAATGGGGATATGGATCCATACAGAGCCAGAACAAGGTCTAATGTGGACATGGAACCGAGAGGGTAAATGGATTCCTACTGATGTAACTGATTTGAGTATAAATCAAGTTAAATCTAAACTATCTCATATCTTTGATTTCACCTTAAGAGATAGGGGAAATACAGTCATAGAGTATTGCTTAAATGCACAGGACACTCAAAGTAAAAAATATCCTGACGTTTCTTTAGAAACAATAAAAGAAGATTACTTCGATGAGTTCTCAGTAAAGTTTGATACAAGAAACTTTACTATTCATAATAATTATGAATATTTAAAAATTATAGATAAGAACAATGAACAGTTTAAGAAGACGGATCAAATACATAAAGATAGAAATTATGTTATAGAAGTTTTCTTCTTAGAAAATAATAACGCTGATAAATACATGTTGCTTGATTCTATTGAGTTACAAGACACAACGCTTCGGTATCAGGCGGGCCTTTCCACAGGGTTTGGTTTAGAAACAAGCGGTATTCCCTTAACTCCATTCATTGAAGAATACAAATACTTCATGGAAAAAAAAGAAATTGCAGGATTATTAAAATTCTATAATGGGTTGATAGGACAGCCAGCAGGAATGCACACTACGGTCTTCGCGACCAGAGACGCCAACATAAGTTCTGATGACTTGGGTGTCAGCGGCGGAAGCAGAAACAACTACAGGCAACATCCTGACTGGGTTCCTAATACCAAAGTAGGATCTCAGTATACAGAAGTGGAGTTTGATAACTGATGAGAGGAGAAATAGAAATTTGGCAAGGGGATAAAGTAATCTTCAGCGACAATAACATGTTGACGGATGGGGCTGGGTCTATCCTTGCTGATATCATGACTATCTCCCCATCCTACTCGGAGATACCTGATCTATCCTCTCTTCTAGATGCGTCTAACTTTACAATACAAGCGATGTCTTTTGGTACTGCTCCCCAGAGCTATGCCTCTGGCACTACTAATGCTAGAATAACAAACGGCGTTGTTCGCGGCGCAGTAGCCGATTTACTAACTACCCAAGTTTCTAGTAATAATTATTCGTCAGTGGCGTTGTATATTGACAAAGAGTTTGAGTCAGGAAAAGTATACTACCCAGTATCTAACTATACCCCTACCGCACCAGATCCCCAGCTAAGTGCCTTAGAGTTAAGTACGGATGTTACTAATGATCCTAATCCTTCTGGAGGATTCTTTTTCAGCCTGAGTGCTCTTGGTCCTAGCCCCGGACAGCATCAAAATTATCATCCTGTATTTATTAAAGAAGGTATACTTCCTATTTCAAAAAATTTTCTGAACTCACAGCTTGCCGCTGCCTTTGCGGGCACATACCCCCCAGGGGCTTCTGAAACAGGAACTGAAGGTGTTATGCTATTGACGTTCTCTTCAATAGAAGAAGGTGATTCTAATGAGCTTTCACTTACTGCGGGTAGCTATGCTAATGAGGCCAGTTCTATAGATACAGATGGATTCATTTCTGTAGTCTCGGGAACCAACACTCAGAACGGCGTTACCGTTTCTTCTAATGCAAGTTTTGCATCTAACGGTACAGTAGAGTATGCCCTCACATTATCCAAGGATGATTTGGCTTGCTTGCACTTTTACGGGGGGGTGTACCACATGGGCCTATGGGCTTTAGATCTTAAAGCGTCTCTTACGGAAGGAAATACTCCCCCGTTTGCCTTTAGCGCACTAGATAATCCTAGAAAGTATAGGTTATTTTGTAGAAAAGGGTTGTCGAAGGACCTTACATACATTGATGACATTACACAATATCAAGACATGACCATAAAGTGGAGGCTTCGTTTCCTATGAAGAATTTTACAGAAGAGTTAGGGATTACAGGACATCTCACAATTATTAAGAGGGAGAGGTCGGGGGAAGAAGAAATCCTTCTAGATGATTCAAACATTATTGTTTCAGGCATGGGAACTGGATTATCCTATTTATTTACCGCCTCTGGCTCAGACCAAATTCTAGATTATCAGATTCAGAAGTTTCAGTTAGGAGTGTCAGGTCCTCCAGCGGGCGGCGTGGTCAGTTCAATCAATCAGTTATCTGGGGCACTGTCCTCTGTAGCTGAGTATGGTACGGGAACTAATAATCAAATTTTTGTAGGCGAACAACTTGTTGGTGCGGGAGTTGTACCCAATAGTGTATTTGCAGAAATACCAACGAGTAAAATGACTCGCATCAATGACAGTTCGGTTAGATATACGTTAGTGGTAGACGAGGAAACCGCTAATGACCTTCAAAGGAGCGGTAACGATGCAGCGATAAACGAGATTGGCATGTTCATGAAGAACCCAACAGGGAATGCACAGGACAGGCCAATCTTAGTTTGTTACAGAACATTCAGCGATATAGTGAAGACTAATGATTTTAGTCTAATTTTTAGATGGACAATAAACTTCTGATATGGCCTTCAATAAAAACGACATATACACAAGCAGCGGAAACGTAATGCTATTCAATGCTTGGACGCCTTATGTTACCAAGTTTGATACAAGTACCTTCTATAATTGGGAGCAGGATAACCTACCTCTTTATGATTTAGAGGAGCGCACATACGAGCTTTGGGAGCAGCAAGGGTTTACTACCTCTGCTGGCGTACCAGGGCTCGCGCTTACGGTATCCGCTGACGCCCCTGCGTTAACCTTACAGCAGAATAGAAATATTTTTACTGACCTAAGCTCTGCTATAGCGGCTATCCCAAAAGTAGTTCGTTTCCCAGTTCTTGTTGAAGTAGCTAACTTTGGAGACCTTGGGCCACTTGAACTGAATAACTTTAGAATAGAAGAGAATGGTTCTATAGAAATAGTAAACAGGAACTTTTCTAGAATTCTAAACGCATCTTCAACATCACATGTAGCCGCTGCCCCACCCAATTTTAATCAGTTTATTGACATGACTAGTCAAATTTCCGCGCTTGATATAAGTGCTACATTGTCAGACACTAGTTGCGTTCACATACAAACACCAGTTTTATCAAGCACTGTTGATACTAGGTCAGACCGTAATAACAATTTTATATTTTATCCTAGGATTGATGCCACAAGTAGGTTTGCCCCGCTACACACATCTTTCAATTTAGTTAATACAACAGTATTTCCAGGTACTTCAAATGTTTTCGGAATAAACCCATTCGAAAATACTGTAAATGATAATACTATCAGCACTTTAGATATTAGTGGTTTTAATAATTTTACTGGTAATTTTTTAGCAAGGACTGCTGTTACAGTAGGACTTAACTTAGGAGGAAACTATTACGGAAATAAATGCACTAAGATCAAAGTTCAAAATTGCGATGGTCCAATATACATAAGAAACTTCCTAGTTAATTCTACCACGGGAAACCCAGCAAAAACACAAAATCAAAACGTAGGTATAGAAGTAAATAACTCTAAAGTAGTTCTAGAAAACTGTGCCTCTGTAAGAAATAAAGAAGCTGGATTTAAGTTCCTTAACTCTGCTGTAACCTTGTCGAGGTCAGCGTTCTCTTACAGAAACTATGAGGGTACAGAAACAACTAGGGTCCCTGAGAAGGGGGTAGGTATTCATGCAATTAACAGTGAAGTAACCCTAAGCTCTCTCGCTTCTTCTTCCCTTGATGATGTTGGTGATTATCAAGCTTCTGGTAGGGACGCACTCTTTGTTGCTTCCAGGAACACTAAAGGCATCGTTCTAGATAACTCTAAACTTATAGGTGGGGTCCAAAGAACTACAGCAAACAGAGTCACGGGAGGAGCTTTAGTTTCTGAGTTGAATAATTTGGTGGGCATTGAATTAAATTCTTCCTTTGCAGATGTTAAGGGTCTAATAGATGTTTATGGCAATAAGAAAGGTATTGTTTGTGAAGGGTCTGTATTTTCTTATGAGGACCTGACCGTAGACGGATCTCAAGAGCAAGGTATATTAGCTAACAACTCTACTCTTACTTTTGATTCTGATTCCGAAATTAACAATGCAAATAGATCTCAACTTGATTTTTCTGGTAATAGCGTGCATGTAGATCTAGCCAGCGACAGTAAGTTTGGTTTTAAGCCTAAGGATAATGCTGTTACTTCTTACGGATACACTAGGTATCGTAATGCCTTCGGCGGCTCTGCTGCTCTTAAGGCTGCAAAGAACTCTGTTCTTGACCTGTATAAAGCTAACATCTTAGTAACTGATTCTACTAGTGATAATCAAACTGTTTTTGGTAGGGGCGTCCTAGCTACTGAGGGATCCACGGCTAGACTGACTGGAGCACTGAGTGCGACAACTTACATAGTAGGACCCAACGAGTATAGAAAACAAAAGAGTTTGGCGGGGGCGGTAGCTGACGCAGCCTCTAAAATCTTTTTTCACGGACCAACAGCGGTTGCTCAGTTCGGGGTCGATGTGTTGGCGATGAACAACTCAGTTGCTACGTTTGAACCAAGAAGAGCCCCGGAGAGCCGAGTGCCTGATGCATCTTTCGGTGTTTCTGCACCAGGAAACCATACGTCGGTGGAGCTTCATTCAACAAAGGCGTGCATCGTTGCTGATAATAACAGCACCATAACCATGAAAGATTTAGGTGCTTATCCAGCTAACTGGGGGACGGGCCTCTCTGGCGGTGTTCTTTTAGGAGAAGTTGCACCCACTGACCCAGAGTTCGCCTCCTTTAGTTCAATTGTTTCTGCTGGGTCGATGCAATTTTACGCAAACCCAGATGATATCGTTAGTGTAACAGCTAGTTCTTTAGATGCAATTCCTGATGCGGGCGTTACCCCAAAAACAGTAAATAATACAGCGCAGCTTAATACCATCATCTTCAATAGACAGCTAGGAATTCCTGACTACGGAAGTCCGGGTGTAAATGGCTCTCAGCAGTTCTCGGTTGGAGGGATGTGTGTTAGGGCCTTAGGAAATAGTGTTGTTGATGTGGAGAATGTTCACTTCCCTTTCCCCTTTAATGCTAGTCCCGCAGATGGGTTATATTATGATGTTAACGGAGAGCTTTGCGACAAGTTTGGTATTTGGAATATCGCTGATCAATCTAAACTAAAAGCTAGGTATTTATCTGTTAGTGGATTACATCCCATAGACGGTATACAACACGGGCCTAGTGCTATCTACATTTCCTCTGTAGGTGACCAAAACTTCCCTGGAAACGGTGCTCCTTCAGGTACACCAGACACGGGTACGCTAAGTATCCTTGATGCCTTTGGTGCAGGAAGTTCCGTTTGGATGATTCCAAAAGGCGTAGATGTCAATAGTGATTTTGATAGATTTGCTCCAATCCCAGACACAATCTCGGTAGAAGAAGCAAAACAACTTGGGGGCGCGGGGATTAATGTTAGTGGAACAGAAACGTATACCTTTGGTGTAAGTGGGGCGTATAACAACCGTGGCCCTTTCAGAATTTACTGGTCTCCAAAAGCCAGTGCAAAGCTTTTAGCTGGTGGTCCAGATCTAAGTTCCCTAGGGGAAGCATATCAAATTTTTGCTCAAGGGTATAACTGCTCTGCTCCTTTATCCGCTCTTCCTCCCAACGGCGAAATAAATGCTAGTGCATATGCTCCTGACCTATTGAAACTTAGCTATGATAGTGATGGAGATGGAGTTCCTGATTCCTTATGGACATCGGGCTTTTATTACTGTGCAGAGATCCTAGAAGAAAACCCAACTCAGTGTGTTTTAGAGGAGTCCGCTGCCGACACGTTCGCTAACGCTAGGAACGCCAGCGTGGGGCTGGCGGGCAGACCTAAAAAAACTACAATCTACAAAGCTGATCAAAGTAGAGCTTCAGAAACGTATCAAGGTGATACAGTAAGAGGATTTAAATCAGCAACGGTATTTGATCTTTCGAGGGATGACTAATGGCTGAACAACAATATAACGAAAGTAATTATAAGTTTACTGATCCGGTTCGCTTCTTTAAAGCAAACGACCCGTACTATTTTGAGGTAGACAACATTCCCTTAAAGCAGCTTCAAGAAAACTGCTTGTGGCTTAAGGATCAAATTAAAAGAGAAATCATCAAGATCACTAATGTCAAAAGAATAGACATTGAAGAGCTAAAGCCATACTCTACAGGAGGAGACAGACTAGTTAGAGTTAAGCCTGGGCGATATACTGCTAGAATCAACGATGCTAGTAGCAAAAAACCTCTAGCTTATTTACGGCAAGTTCTTGGTTCTGCGATTGGAGATGTAGACGCTTACGAAGCTGCTCTTCCAAATGCGGGAACATTTAGCACTGTTACTGAAGACGGAGTAAACAATATCCTCTTGAACGTCCTAAATACTTTTCAAGAAGGTTTAGCACAAGATGCTTTGGGAATGAATGGTCTTGCTGAGAGAGCGTTTACATGGCCTGTAATTACTCCAGACACTCCCGTGGGCGTATTTGGTGTTGAAGTTTCCACGCAAGAGGATTCAGGGGCTTTAGGTTATAGCGAAACCACAACATCTGAAGGAACTATAGGTGCTGCTAATGTTCCCATGCTTATTACTGAAGCTTTAGTTTGGGCAAAGTCGCAAAACAGTGTTGCTGATAGTATATTGCTCACCACTTACGACTATACAGATCCAGGTAATGGGTTTAGTTACCTGCCCCAGACAGAGAGCTTCTTTGTAAAGAAGTGGAGAGGTGTTGCTAGAACAGCTATTGTTGATGTTCCAGATGAGCTATCAATCGAGGTCCCTGTCTTCGACGTTACGGACTTTAGCTACATTGATGCGGGAGGGGAGGAGCAAAATGTGGACAATATTGCCAGCCGCGTTGATATGGTATTCATTTACAGTAAGCCGATTGATGCAAGTTCTACCACTATTATTCGCGACACGGGAAAAGAAACCATAAGCACTCCGACACTAGGTATTGTTCGAGGCGCAGGAATAAAAGTTAACTACAAAGAGACAGAAAACTATAAAAACGATTATGTAGTAAGCACTAAAGATAATAACATTCTGGCTTCACCCTCAGACTCTTTAAATAACCAAATGGGCTTTACGGCGGCGTCGGCAAATGACATTGCTTTTGATGTCAGAGGTAGCTTCCCCTCGCCGGATGATCTACTTAACATAGCTCCGCTGCTTTCTGAGAAACTAGAGAATGATGCTTTCGAGTTAGTAGGCCAATCAATTCTTCCTGTAGCCTACGTTTGGGTAACACCAGACTCGTCAGTTGTTACCACAACGGACGTTATAGATATTCGCCCCTTGTTCCGAACAGCAGAGCTAACGTACAACGAGCGGGCAGGTATCGCCGCTGCGATGCCGCAGCTATCTCTTGCCAACCCAGCCGTAGGCAAAGCTCAAATGAAGTATGAGCTAAAAAGAATGTATAGTGACATTAATTCTAGACTGTCGTTTGTTGAGAATGAAGGTGCTATAACTCCAGGCATTCGGACTGTAGCCACAGGTTATGTCTTTGGAGGTTGGAATTTTGGTCCTGAGGGAGCCATGTATGATCTTCAGAGGCTTGTCAACGCAAACAATACTAATGCGGCTGATGATAGTGAAGAAGCTATCAAGACAGAAGTTCGACGCCAAATGGGCTTACTTCAAACAGGATTAGCCATCCCAGCATACCCTGACTGGGACCTTGCTGAATGGACTAGGTATAATGAGTTCGGACAATTTGGTCCGTTAGCTGGTCAACTTCTTCCTGACAGAGGTAAGTACCCTAATGATTACATAAATGTTTTCTTTTCTGAAAAAGGAGACGAGTCGGACGAAGATGCTTCAATTATAGCGGCAAGCTCTAAAGAAAAAGTAAATGAAGACGGTTTAAATGACAACGACGAGTACCCGGAAAGGATAAAGACATTTAAGGTTACAAAAGCAAAAGACCAGGCGTCCGCGACCCGCGCTTCTTTTGCTTATATAAAGAAAAGAATCGACTTTGACAGGGCAGCATACCCAGGGATGGTTGATTATATTGTGGATATAGACTTCCTAAATAGTGTTCCTTTAGTAGCTAACTCAGGCCACTTTTCTATAGGTGCGAGCACGAATCCCGGCCAAGGCCAGGGAGCGC